CGCTGTCGAGGGTTGGGACGACAAATGGGTCGAGCAAGTCGTGGAGAAGAAAGGCGACATCCGTCGCATCTCGCTGAACCTCCACCGCAGCGACCAGTTCCTCTACGACCACCAGCGCGACATGATCGAGATCTGGCACGTCTACAGGAAGGAGCACGACGACCGCACCAAGGCGATGCGCGTCACCCGCACCGTCCTCAGCTACCACGTCCCCGACCGCACCGCCGTCCACGACATCCTGCCCTACGCCCACGCGCTTTATCCCTTCGTCGAGCTGCCCCGCGAACGCGCCTCGCGCCCCATCTTGGAATCCCGCGGCGTGCCGGAGATCGTCCAGACCGCCCAGGAAGAAGTCAAAATCCAGCGCGACATGCGAGGCGACCGCGCCAGCATCGTCACCTTGCCTCCGCTCAAAACGCCCGCCGCGCGCGGCAAGATGGATCTCATCATGGGACCGGGCGTGCAAATCCCCGAGCGCCGCCCCGGCGAGATCTCTTGGATGAACCCGCCGCAGCCCGACGCCGGCAGCATCGAAGTCGAAATGTCCATCCGCAACGATGTGGACAACTACTTCGGCCGCATCAGCGAAGCCGTCCCGCCGCAACGCTACATGCTGCACACCCAAGAGCTGGTCGATAGCTGGCTCCTCGACATGAAGCTCTGCCTCGTCCAGACGCTCGCTCTTTGTCAGCAGTATATGACCGCGGAAGAAGTCGCCCGCGTCACCGGCAACCCCAATCTCCCGCTCACCGCCAGCCCCGCCGATATCCGCGGCCGCTTCGACGTGACCTGCGAGTTCGACGCCCGACTGCTCGACTCCGAAGCCCTCGGCGCCAAATTAGATTACCTCGCCAAAGTCTTGGTTCCCCTAGACAGCTTCGGCGTTATCGACCGCGCCGGTCTTGTGAAATACATGTTCCAGGCGGTTGACCCCAACCTCGCCGGAATCCTCGTCCAAGACATCGGCCAAGCCACCGCCGCCGAGCAAGAAGACGAGCAAACCGCCTTCGCAAAAATCGCCGCAGGCACCGAGCCGCCGCTCAAAGAAGGCGGCCAAAACGCCCAAGTCCGCCTGCAAACCTTGCAGACGATCATTCAGTCGAACCCCGCCGTCCAACAGCGATACCAGCAGGACGAAATCTTCCGCAAGATGATCGACGCCCGCGCGCAAGCCTTCCAGTTCCAGCTCCAGCAGCAGCAAAACGCAGTCATCGGCCGCACCGGCGCCCAGCCCGCGCTGCAAAAGATGGCGCAAGACCAGCAACTCGGCATGACCGCCGCACCCGCCGCCTAACCCATGCACCCCAACGTCTCAGTCAGAAACATCGCCGGTCTAAATATACCGCAGCATAACGCCGTCGAGCTGAACTACGTCTCCACGACAAACAATCTCTCCACGGTGGTCTACAAAGAAGGCAGCCAGACGGTCGCCACGCTCACCTTCACCTATGTCGGCGGCACGCCGTCCAGCGATGACGCAAAGATCGCCACCGTGACCCGCAGCTAATGGCCATTAAGTTCAATCCGCTGACAGGAAACTTCGACTTCACCGGCTCCGGTGGAGGCGGCGGCGGTGCGAGCTATATCGACGGCGAGGTGCAAAACTTCAGCGCGTTGCCCACCGCCAACCCGCCAGCCGTAGACAGCGCCTACCTCGTCCGCGAAGCCGAAGGCACTTGGCTCATCAACCGCAAGCCCGCGGGCATCTACATTCGCGTTGCCACCACCGGAACACGCGCAACTGACTGGACCTACGCGGGCATTCTGCCGGATGTCTTCAACGACGCCAACTTCCTGCTCTACGACAACGGCGACAGCTCCAAGAATCTAGCCTTCCAACTCTCCGGCATCACCACCGGCACTACCCGCACGCTGACCGTGCCAGACGCCTCTGGCCGCATCCAAGTCGAAGGCCAGCCCATCGGCAACACCACGCCCGCCGCAGGCAGCTTCACCACGCTCACCGCCAACAATGGCACGCTCACGGCGTCCGCGCCTGCTGGCACATTCTCGCAGACTTGGGACGACGAATCCGTATTCACCGCCAGCATCAGCGGAACGACCATGACCGTCACCGCCGTGACCAGTGGGACAATTCGCGTGGGCATGTTGCTGACTTCAAGTGGTTTAATTTCGCCAGGAACCACCATTACCGCCCTTGGCACAGGTTCTGGTGGAGCAGGAACCTACACAGTTTCCATTTCTCAAACGCGAGCCAGCGCAACGATTACGGGAACGCTGAACGTATTTAAGGCATTAGTCGTTAATGCAACCAGCACCGCGTCAGCCAGCACGGCATCTTTGTTTGAGGCTCAGGTAAACGGATCGTCAGTCTTCACTGTTCATCGCGGCGGCCAAATTCAACCCTCAGCCAGCAATAACGCTGCATTGGTCACTGTTGGTTGTGGTTTTCCAAGCACAGGGTTTTACGATGGAACAAACACGGGGCTGCGTTGTGGCGTCGGCGGCAACTTGCAAATGACTTGGGGTAGCACAGGCATCGTTGCTCTGCGCGGAACGAACTTGGAATTAAGTTGGAATAACGACTTGAGCCTTATGCGCGATGGGGCTGACGCACTGGCATTGCGCCGATCTACGGCAAACAACGCACAAACCTTCAACATTTACAACACCTTCACCTCCGCGACGAACCACGAACGTCTACGTTTGGCTTGGTCAAGCAATGTCGCCATCATCGGCACGGAGAAGGGATCGGGCGGCGGGACGGCGAGGGCGCTGGCGCTTCAAACAGACGGAACCACGCGAATGACCGTAGGCACCGATGGGTTCGTCGGAATTGGTGTCACCGCAGAAAGGCCGCTACACATCCAAGGTTCCGCTGCTTTTGGTCGCATGGATCGTCAAGGAGCTAACGGCCCTGCGTGGCTAATGATTCGGATGGCGACAGGCACAACTGTAAGTAGTTCTTGGTTGTTTGGCCCAGCAACAGGAGTTGCATCTGTGGCAAACGATGATTTTGCCATCATTGACTACGGAACTTTTACGAGTGGCACAAGCGGCACTCAACGCCTCACTATTGCCAAGTCAGACGGCCAACTAACGGTCAACGGCAACCTCAATCTTTCGACCAAGGATCTCGTCACCGACACCACGACCGGCACCAAGATCGGCACCGGCACCACGCAGAAGATCGGTTTCTTCAACGCCACGCCCGCCGTGCAACCCGCCGCCGTGGCCGATGCAACGGACGCCGCCAGCACGCAAGCCCGCCTCAACGATCTGCTTGCCCGCCTCCGCACCTTGGGCCTCATCGCTACCTAATCTTATGCTAACCAACCCTAATCCCATCGAAACGCCCGCCGTAGCCGCCAAAGTCTACGACCGCCTGCACGTTTACAGTCTGTCCGCCATCCAGCCGACCACTGATTCCGGCAGCATCACCGTGGAGCTTCTGCCTGCAACCGCAGACGGAGAACTGGCAAACGGAAGCCTCGTCCAAAAGATGACCGCGCCGTTGACGCCCGAAATCATGGCAGAGGTTCCCGAACTCGCCGCCGCTTTCGCCGCAGTCCTCGCCGCGATTCCCGCGACCCAAGCGTATTTGGCCAGCCAGCAGGAGCAGCCCAATGAGTAAGCAAGTCACACTAACAGAAGCAGAGGCCAAGATCGTCATGCAATGCCTCGACCTCGCCGTCAAAACCGGCGGATTGAACGCAGCAGCGCAGATCCTGCCGCTGGCGACCAGCATCGAGAAGCAACTCACGGAGGAAGCGCCCGCTGCTGAATAATGAGGACTGTCACATTACAGTCTATCTTGCTCCGCGCATGGCAGCGTGTCGGCAACGACGCCAGCACCATCGACGCCATCCCATCCGGCGCCCGCACCATGATGGTCGCCGCTGCCAACGAGCGCATTGCGGATTGCTGGGAGTGGGCCGACTGGCCGGAACTCATGCGCGTCGAAGAACGCACCGTCGAAGGCGACGAGACCAACGGCTATTATATTCCCTACGAGCAGAGCGGCGAGACTGCCATGGGCGAAGTCTTTAGCGTCCTGCGCGACAACCCCGCAACCCACGTTGCGCCCCGCGCCATCGGCTACACGCTACTCGGCGACAATGTGCGCTTCCCGCAAAGCACCGACCTGCCAACCACCGTCTGGGTCAACTACCGCGTGCGCCCGACCGAATACAGCGCAAGCAACCTCGCCGCGACAGTGCCCGCCGTCATCGCCAAAGCAGTCGGCCTGATGCTGAGTGCAGATTTGCTCCAAGAGGACGGACAGACCGACAAAGCACTCGCCATGGAACAGCTCGCCGAGTCCGAGCTGATCTCCCAGCGCGACAAATACTACTTCCAACAAGGGCAGCCATCCATGTGGACCGCCCGCGTTAACCAATACTAAATCATGCACCCGAATACCCGCATCACCAACCGCACGTCCGGCAGCCAATTCATCGGCGACACCAACACCGTCACCGCTGACATCGTCTCCATCGACGTGATGACCGACACCAAGTTCCACACGCTGACCGGCAACCTCACCGGCGCCGCCAACGCCACCGAGGCCAGCGCCGCGCTCATCAAGGCAGGCACGACCCTCGACGGCTTTTTCAGCGCGATCAAGCTGCACAGCGGCACGGTCATCGCTTACCGCAAGTAAACCCATTGAGGAGCCGGACGATGAGCCTGTCGTATTTTCATCACAACATGAGCACCACCGAGAAGGGCGTGCTTGGAACGGTTACTAGCATCGGCTCAAGCGTCTTCTCAATGCTCCCTCACCTAGAAACAACCCTGCGAGTCGCCGGTCTATGTGTCGGCCTCGCGGTCGGCGTTGTCACCCTACTTTCGGTCCTTCACGACCTCCGCAAGAAGCAACAGAAAGACAAATAATATGCGTAACTGGAAGACAACGACCATTGCAGCGCTCACGGCGCTCATCGCCCTCATGACCGGCACCAAGGAATACCTGACCACCGGCCAAATCCCTGACATCGGCCTCATCGCCGCCGCACTCACCAGCGCATGGGGCCTCTGGATGGCGAAAGACCACGACGCCCGACTGTAATGAAATGCCGCCCGCAGTTCGCCGCAGCAATGGCCATCGCGCTCATCCTTGGTGGGTGCGTGAGCATTCCTCTGCCGCCGGTGGACGGCGAGAAGACGCAAGCGGGCGACTGGGGCAGCATCAAAATTATGGTCACCTACGTTCCCAACATCAACAACATCGTCCAGTCCTACAAGGAATGGAAAAAGCCCGAACAATGAAATCCTTCGTAGAACGCCAACTAGTTAAACTCCTCCTCTCACGCGGAGGCCCGCTGCTGCAAAAGCTCGTCACGGCAGCCGCCGCTGCCGCGCTAACTTACATTGCCGCCAAGTCCGGCTTGGACATCCGCGCCCTCGGAGTGAACGAAGCGGTCATCGCCGGAATCATCTGGGGCATCTTGGACATTGCCGTCACCAAGCTCCCCGCCGACATCATCAAGACCTACGGCACCCAAATCCAAAAGCTCCTCAACGCCTACAACCAAGGCGAGCAGCTCAAGACTGACGGCTTTGTTGGACCGAAGACCGTTGCGCAGGCAGAGGCTGAACTTCGCACACGATGATTCCAAAAGACCGGCCGCGCATCGAACGCAAGACCACGGAGCAGCTCCTAAAGCTCCGCAAGGTCAGCGATCCGGTGTGTCTGGTCGGCATCCGTGGATACTACCGCGATACAATGGGCGCGGTCGGCAAGCAAGATGTGGGTATCTACGATGACGCTATCGTCCTCGTCTCGCCTAACGTCCACGCCGCATTCAACGCCAACGTCGATCCGTCCCGCCTCGGCTGGAACGCCAACGCCCGCAAGCCGATGGCCCAGCTCAAGGCCGGTGTCTACCGCTACAAAATCGGCCAGCACGGCATCAGTCGCGGCAACCCCTACAAGGCATTAGTGCAGGCGGGTCCGGTGACGGTGATGCGCGGCGACAAGGAAGAGACCGGACACTTTGCCATTAACATTCACAAGGGCGGGCGCACCACGACCAGCTCGGAGGGCTGCCAGACGATCCCTCCTCAACAGTGGGACGCTTTCCTCGCTATCACCGAGTCCGAGCTAAAGCGCAACAACGCCAAAACTCTTTCCTACGTCCTAGTCAACAACTCCTAATGCCTCTCGAAAGTCCAATTCAGCGCGACGGCGACAACGGATTCATTGGTTTCGCCAGCCGATTGAACCCGCTGACGTTGCCCGCCGGCATGCTACAAGACAGCGTGAACATGCGGCTTGATCGCGGAGTGGCGACCACACGCAAGGGAAGTAAGCGCCTTACTGATAGTGTTGGCGTGACCGGCTCTCCGCTGACCCTTGACATGCCGCTCGGAGCAGATCAGACGGTGACAAGCCTAACCTTCAGCTCACCCAAGGCGACCGCCACGCTAGTCGGCCACGGATACATCACCGGCGACCAGATCAATGTTCGCGGCGCAACGCAGGCTCAATACAACGGCGACTTCGTCATAACCAAGCTGACCAACGACACTTTTGAATATACAGTGGCGGGCAGTCCAGCAACGCCGGCAACAGGAACCATCGTTGCCAGCAATGGCCCCGAGCTTCGCGACGACTACTCTGGCGGCATGTTTGCAGCCGGCGTCTTCGCATCACAGAACTACGACAACGCCTCCGAATACATCGTGCTGGTCAGCGCCAACTCGGCAACACTGTGGCGAGACGGCGAGACGCTTGTTACAAAGACGTTCCCGACATCGCCTGACGAGCAATGCGAATCGACAGACACGGTCTCGGTTGTGCAGGCTTTCAATAGGCTTTATGTCTTGCGCGAAGCCGACCGCACAGTAGCCGGATGGGGCGAGAAACTGACAAACGCCTCTGGCATCACAGTGAGCGGCACAACGGCCACGGTCAATTTCGCCTCGGCGCACGGCTATCCGACCGGCGCCCGCGTGCACATAGACGGCTCTGAAATAACGGCAGCCTTCAATGGTCAAGAATACGACATTGTGGACAACGCTCCGGGAGGAAACACAAGCCGACTTACAATCACAGTGCCGAGCGGGACAGTGACCGATGCCTCGGCAGGAATCAAGGTGCGCCGAGTCAAGCCTCCAATTTATTGGGACGGAGGCAGCGGCAACTTTGTCCGCGCTGTCGGAGGCATTCCTGTTGGCCTTAACGCCAGCTTCACGACCATGCCGTCTGTCGGATGGGCTAGTTACATCAACAATCGCCTGTGGTTTGCCCGCAACCGGGACACGGTGGGAATCTCTGACGCTCTCGACGGGGATGTTTATGACGCTGTGTTCAACAGCTTCCGAGTCGGCGCTGGAGGGAGTGACCGCATCATAGGTATTCACCCGTGGGTTGAGGGGCAGGCGCTCGTCTTTTGCAGAAACTCAATCTGGCTGGCGACACTTAATCAATTTCCGTCAAGCGATGGCGAAGACTTTGAGGTGAACCCAACAGTGACCAACCTGCTGTTGCTCACCGACGAAATCGGCTGCTCTGCCCGCCAGACAATCCGCACGGCTGGTCAGTTCGTTTTCTTTCTCAGCGATGCTGGGGTCTACCGCCTTGACTCCCGATTGGACCTCAAGCTGCGCGGCGACACGAAGCCTCTCAGTGATCCCATTAACGACATTTTTGAGTCTGTCTATCAGCCGCGAGTTGAGGAGTCTGCCTGCGCGCTGTGGCACGACAACCGCTACATCATCGCCCTCCCGACAAGCAGCGAACGCAACGACGGCAATCAGCTCGTTTTATGCTGGAACGCTCTGAACGAGCGCTGGGAGTCCCGCGACATCTACAGCGCCAACACGGCGGTCAACCACCTAGCTGTTTCCACCTATTCCAACCGGCGGCGCATATTCACCGTCCCCCGCACCGGAAACCTTTATTTGCTTGAGGAAAAAACCAACGGCACAGACGACCAAGCGAGCGGAAGTGGAACCAACGCAATCGTTGGCTCAATCAAAACGCGGCGCTACGACTTCCGAGACATGAGCAGCAAAAGGTTCTTGCGGACTATCACCAATGTGGTGATGCCAGCGGGAGCCTCTGTTACCACCAAGGTCAGCACGATAGACCCTGACAAAGTAGAGGATCAGGTCGGAAGCGTAACAAACAGCGGCGACAGCTCAGAAGACTACCATCTCAAGTCGCCGATCCGCTACAAGGCGCACGCTGCGGAACTGATTTACGAGACCAGCGGCGGCAGGCCGGAAATTAGGAGCGTTGCTATCGAAGCATCGCCCAAATCAGAGCCGGCTACATTGACGCGAACAGAAAGCTAACAAACAACCATGGCAACCTACGGATACACCTTCACTTCGGGCGACACGTTGACCCCGACAAAATTAAACAATGCGCGGTCTGTAAGTGACATTGCAAATGCTGACATCGCATCGGCCGCCGCCATTGACAAAACCAAGATTGCCGGCACGGCCATCACCGCAGCCGACACCGGCACGGTGACCAGCACAATGCTCGCCGATGGGACCATCACCAACACCGACATCAACGCCTCAGCGGCGATTGCTCACACAAAGCTCGCCACCATGACGGCCGGACAGGTTCTTCTCGGCAACGCAAGCAATGTGCCCACCGCAACAGCGCTGTCCGGTGACGTGACTGTCACCAGTTCCGGCGTTACGGCCATTGCGGCCGGAGTTGTGGTGAACGCCGACATCAGTGCCTCGGCGGCGATTGACAAGAGCAAGCTGAACTTGGCCGGACAGATCGTCAACGCAGACATCAACGCATCGGCGGCAATTTCGGACACCAAGCTGGCGACGATTGCGACAGCCGGAAAGGTCAGCAACAGCGCCACCACCGCAACGAACGCAAACACTGCAAGCGCCATCGTGGCGCGAGACGCCAGCGGGAACTTTGTGGCGGGAACCATCACCGCCGATGTGACCGGAAACGCGGCGACATCGACCAAACTTAGCAGTGCCAAGACATTCGCCTTAACCGGCGATGTGACCGGCTCGGCATCCAGTGATCTTACAACTGGCCCGAGCATAGCCGCGACAATAGCCAATGACGCCGTCACCTTTGCCAAAATGCAAAACTCGGCAGCCGCCGGACTATCAGTGGTCGGCCGAAGCGCAGCCACCGCAGGCGACTTTGCTGAGATAACGGCCGGAACCGATGGGCACGTTGTCCGCAGAAGCGGGTCTTCTGTCGGCTTTGGCACCGTGGCTACGGCGGGCATCGCGGACGCCGCCGTGACGGCGCCCAAACTGAGCGGAGCACAAACCGGCACCGCGCCGATCTACGGAGTGCGGGCATGGGTTAATTTCAACGGAACAAGGAACGTAACGGATACCGGTGCCTCCACCAATGGAGCGAACGTCTTGCTCAAGGCGAGCGGCAACGTGACCAGCGTCCTAAAGAACGCCACGGGAGACTATACGATCACATTCACTACGGCTCTGCCTGACGCAAACTATGCTGTGTCCGCAATGACAACAGGAGTTAATACGGGCACAAACACAACGCGGCACGTTGTGGTCAAGGGAGACCCAACCAGCGGCGCTTCAGACAAAACAACCACAACCCTAACAATTCTATGCGGAAGCTCGGCGGCGTCGAGCCTGGACGACATGGCCGATGTGAGCGTGATGGTTATTCGCTAAACGTAGATTGAATTAACTAGGAGGCAATTATGGCACAATCTAAAGCACCCACATGGAACAACGTAACCGTTGAAGACCCTTCGGGCATGTTTAGCAACCTGACGAAAACCGGAGCGAATGCTGCGGCGAACGCAAACGTCTCTGGGATGAACCTTGAGGCGCTGAACGTCCTAACGAGCATCTTGAGTGACGGCGGCGTCGGATTGATGAACCCCGAGCTGTCAAAGTCTCTGGCCAACTACACCAAGAGATTCGGCGTGAAGTCAGGCGATATTGTCAATCAGCAGAAGCTGAAAAACGACATCAGCTCAATCACACAGCAGATTGAGTCAGGAGTTGGGAAAAACGGAAAGCCGCTGACGGCAAAACAGATTGAGGCACTTGGCAAAAGAAAGACAGCGCTTGGCGGCAAGCTGACGCAAATCACTACCAAAATTGATTCTGCCAACAAGAATCTTACTGAGTTCAAGGGCAAGCTCTATGATGGCGCGCCCAAGGCAACTGACGTAATAAGCAATGCGTTTCCAGAGTTCAAGGAAACGGCCGACGCTGCGGCGCCCTGGCTCAGTAAGATGGGCAAGCTCGGAGCGACCGGCGAGTCGCTCATGTCAGCGCTTTCCGAGGGGTACACAGCCGGCGACATCCGCAGCAACGATGTGACCGCTGTCGGTTCTGGCAGCGGCATAACCATCGGAGGCCCGTCTCGCTACGCGCCGGATCAAATCCAAGCAGTCAACGCCGCGCGCGTGGCTGATGTGCGCGCGCAGGAGGTTGGAGCTGGCGCCCTTGGCGGGACGCTGCTAGGCCGCGCCCAAACGATGGCGAACAGCACCGGACAACTAAGCGAGCAAGCCGCCCGGGATGCGGTGCAGGCCGCTCGGCAGGGCTTTGCCGCTCGCGGGCTGGCAACCGGGAATGCCGCGCTCGGCGCAGAGCTGCTTAACCGCGACCGCTATTCACGGCAGCGCCAGTTTGAGGATCTTGGTTTTGCGAGGCAGATTCAGACCGACGACATCGACCGTCAGGTCCGCAACGCACAAAACGTGCTTACCGGCGACATGGCAAACCAATCGACGGCAGCGAATTTGTCTATCGCTGACCAGCGCGCCGCCATGGAGGCGCTGACAAGCAACCAGACGGCAAACCAAAGGGCTGACGAATTTTATCCAACCGAAGAGGGGCGCCGGTTGGCCAACAATCAGACTGACCTTACGACCCGCCAGACCTTTGACGCGGGTCAGGCCAACACGGTCAACACGGCCAACGCAAACCGCGCGCTTGACGCCAGCATCGCCGATGAGAATGCCAAGCTCTCGGGCAGTAACCAGAACCTCTACGCACTCGGACAAGCGTACAACCTTGACCGCAATCTAACGCAAGACGGCCTGACGGCGGTCGGCGTAGAGGGAGACCTGGCCTCCAAGGCAAACCCAAACAACATGCTGCTCAACATATTCCAGTCTGGGCAGCCCACAGGGTCGCAAGCGCTTGGGCCAGCAGCGGGGCTTACCGGATCATATTTGGGCGCAAAAGCGGAGGCTGACATTGCCAACTCCAATGCCGACCTGTGGACAGATTCCCTTAGCTTCAGCAACCCCAACTCGCAGCCGAATTATTTGACCGGCAGCGCTGTTGGAGACTTTGCGCTTAATACCGTTGTCAGCGGCGCAAAAACCGCCACCGAAGCATATCTCGCCAAGTCTGACCGCCGCCTCAAAGAAAACATCAAGCCAGTCGGCAAGGCCGGCGATATCCTCGGGCTGACCGCTTACCGCTATCAATACAAGGACGACCCAAAGAACAAGCAGCGTGTCGGCTTTATGGCGCAGGATGTGAAGCGCGTGCTGCCGGACGCTGTCCGCGAAATCACTGTCGGCGGGCGCAAGCGCCTTGCCATTAAGCCGCAAGCCATCGGCGAGGCGCTCGCAAGGGAGCTTATGGCGCAATCACGATAACCAAACAAACAGGAGAAACACTATGGCTTCATTCCAAGCACCATTCGATATCATGGATCTGCGCAAGCAGAACCTTCTAGAAGAGCAAATGCGCAACGCGCCGCAGCAGCAGATGATGGAAAACATCGGCTCGTCCATCGAAAGCCTCATGGGTTCCTACGTTGAGGGACAGCAAAAGAGGGCCGCAGGCAAAGCATACAAGACGGCTTTCGGCGTCCTCGGGCCGGCGCTTGGCATGGACGAGGCAACGCTCAAGTCTTTGACCGGCGAACTGAAAAGCGACGCTGACTGGGCAGACTTTGGGTCCACAATGGGGCCGTTTATTCCTTCGATTGCTAACGCGCAGCTTGGCCGCAGCCGCCTCGGCGTGCAGCAAAATGCTCCCTACGTTGCCCAAGACATAAAAAACCGACAGAACATCGCCAGCGGAAACGTGCCGTATGGCGGTGGCATGGCTCCGGTTGAGCCGCCGCTTCCTGTGGCTGATGAGAACCTGCCGGCGGTCGGCGGGGCGCCGATGACTGCGCCAAGCTCATCAATTCCGGGCGGGCAAAGCTCAATTGATGCCATCAACCGTGACCGCCAACGCCGCGGCCTGCCGCCAATCAAATAACCCATGGACGAAGAAGAAAACATCGGCGCGGCGCTTGATGCGCCCGAATACATGTATGGCGGCGCTCCAGTTATTGAAGACCCCGCCAGCTTTGCCGTAGCTCCGACCGGCACACAGATGGACCTTAGCTTCCTGGACGAGCCTTACAGCGAAGGCTGGGATGAAAGCAAAAAGGCCCTGTGGCAGCAGAAGTGGATTTCTGGCATTAGCCCGACTCCCGCCGACGCGGCAAAGACGGCTCAGTCGATTCTTGCCGATGAGCGCAAGGCGGCGACCGAAAGGTCAGCGCAGCGCGGCAAGCCGATGACCAGCGAGCAGGTGTCGCAGTTGACGCAGCTAGATTCTGTAGCCAACACGCTGCAGATGCTGGACTCGCGCGTGCAGGGCGTTCCAGACAAGGACCGCGGGCCATTTTATGGTAAGGCCCGAGGCGTTAATCCATACGACAAGCAGGCGCAGGAAATTGCGGCCCTAACAACGGGCGTTGTTACACCCATGGCTCGAGGCGTGTTCAATGAGGTTGGCGTAATTACAGCTACCGACGAGGCGCGCTACCGCGCGATGCTCCCAACACTTTCTGATACTCCAGATATCTCTAGAACAAAAATGGCCAACCTCAAGACGCTGCTGCGCGATTCAAAGATTGCGCAGATTGAGAACATGAAAAAAGCCGGCCTTGATGTCGGCGGCTTTGAGGAAGACCTTGGTCTCCTTGTCTCTGAGCGCGACTCGGGGAAAAAGCAGCAGCAAGACGCCCAAGCAACCAAGCAGCAGCAAGCACCATTGCTTCCAGTAATGCGCGGCAAGCAAGGCGAGCGTGTTATTCTGATCACGCCGGAAAACCCTGCATTCGACCCGACCGAGAACAACGGTCAGCCCTACTATGAGGCGGAATAATGGCGAAAACGCGATACAAGCCAGAGGAGCTAATGCAGCAAGGAGAACCGGCTGTTGCCATTCTGCCAAGCGAGCAGCCGGTATCACCGTTTCTTGATCCGTCTGTCGCCCAGGCCGAGCCGCAGGGTAGCGAGCTTTACAATCTAGGGACGGTCCAGCAGCGCGCGGTGTCAACGCGTGACGCTGACATGTACATGCCGTCCTATCTGCAGGCGGCTCGCAACTACCCAACAGGCGCAGAGGGCGGCGCAACGAGGCCGGAGGGCGCAAGTCCGATGCTGTATCCCAGCCAAGCCGAGACTCAGCCTAGGGTGCGTGCGCGCTATAAGCCAGAGGAAGCGCTGGCCATCGCCGAAGCAAATCGACCGAAAAGGTATTCGCCAGACCAGATGCTGGATATTGCGGCCGAGTCGATGTTCGACGCAAGCCAGCCGCCGCTTCCGAAAGATTTGTGGAAGGCCGCAACGCAGCGCCGCTCCGAGATGGTCAAAGATGGTCGGCTGCCCATGGAATTTGGTCAGATTGATTCGCTGAAGGACGGCATCGTCTGGGCTGCCAATTCCCTTTATGGCGCTGGCTCGTATCTCGTCTCTGCTCCGATTGCTGCTGCGACATCTTACGCCGCATCCCCTATTGAGTCGCAACGGCAGATGCACGCAACGGCCGCGGCGACAATCAAGCGGCTTTCCACCGAATTTGGCCTGCAGACCTACCAAGACATTTTCAATCTGACGCATGAACCGAAGTATCGCGTCAAGGAGACCGGACAGTTTGTCGCCGTAAACAAGACAGGACTGCCGCTCATGCTGCCCGCGGCGAGCGGCGGCAACAACGTCATCAGCGGCGACGGCATCATCAATCCGGTGGCGCCAGAAGCCGGCATGCGGCAATTTGCCAAGGAGGGCATGACGCTGGTTCCGACAAACGAGCAAGACCTCGAGGATTACCGTTACGGACAGTATTTGGACCGCATGGGCGTTGGCGCCCAGTCGATTGAGGACATGAAGGCCAAGGCGCCGCCGGAGCTTCTGGCCGCTCTGGCCAGCGGTAACTGGGATTCTGTGGAGCCAAACCAAGCGCAGACTGAGTTGGCACTGCTCGCCGCCCAGGCAGCCATTCCCATCGGCGGCTCTGCGCGCACTTGGGGCGTTGGTCGAAGGGTTGCCGCAGGCATTTCCAAGGCCGCAGAGAAGGTTGAAGCTATCGCCGGGTTCCCGGTGGACGTGGACACCGCGCTTCGCGCCAAGTTTGTCAAGGCAGTGACTAGCGGAACCGGAGCCGATGCGGTGGCGCAGAAGACCGCTATGCAGGCGGCAATCGACGCCGGCAAGACAACGGCCAAGGTCGGCGGCGCTTACGGCGTGGCCGCTGGCGTGTCGTCATTTGAGGGGACGCCGAGCGAGATCAAGGATTTGGCGTGGACTGCAGCCAATCTCTACAGCGGATACAAGGGCGGAATGTATGTTGCGCGCCAACTTCGATCCGCATCAGGATTCACTAAGACTGTGCTCAAGGAGGTGGCTGACCCTAGCCGCGGGCTTGATGCCGGCGCTCGCGCTGCTGTGGCAGCCAACCCTGCCGTACCGCAGTCAGTGCGCGAGGTGCTGGAAAGTCCGTCTCGCTACCGCGCCATGGAGTCAACTCCGGCGCGTCTGTCAAAGAACCCGGAGCTGTCGCCGACATCCCGAGCCGTCTTCAACAAACTGAGCGACTACCGCTTTGTACAGACCGCTCGACTTGCCAGAGACACAGCGGCGGGCGTGCCCAAGGGCATCGCGCTGAACGCTCCGTTCATTGCCGGTGCGCTGGCCAGCGATGACCCTGAGCGCGCAGGACAGATGATTGCGGCTGGCGGCTTGTTTGGCGCCGTTGGTGGTGCCGCAAGCCGATTCACCGAGGCCAATATGCGCCGAGGCGAGGAAGCCAACAGCGACATCGCCCGCATGCTGGTTGATGTCCAAGCGGGCAACGAGCTGGGCAGCGGACTCGGCGGCGAGATCATGCGCAATCGCGTGCGCCCCGGCACCAAGTTTCAAGACGGCGAACGCGGTTTCGTCATGCCGGAGCAAGAAGTCGCCTCATTCCTCACCGAAATGGAGATGGCCGGCGCTGACGTGGCGGCATTCGTGCAGGGCAAGAGCTTTGACGAGCTGGCGCAGTGGGCGGCGTACCAAGGCTTTTTCCGCAACAAGGTCGATCTCGTCCCGCTCAACGCTACGGACTACAAGCTCAACGCCGAGGCTGCCGGCCAGAATGGTTCTGGCGCTTACTTCCTGCAACCTTCCGAGGGACGCCGCGCGCGCATCTTCGTTAATGCCGAGAGCCGCCGCAATGGCTTGGCCCCGCACGAATACGGACACGCCGTCCTGCGCGGCGGTGCCTTGTCGCCCGACCAGATCGATGCGGTGCATGCCGAGATCAATGCGCGCTACGCACCGGATGCGCTGCGCAACATGGCCGGCGAGTATGCGGCAACGATGGTGCGCGCCGAGAATGCCAAGCAGGGCATCAACATCGAGCCAAGCCCCGCGGCGATCACGGCCAAGGTTAATGAGCTGTCGCAGGGCAGCATGATCAAGGGCAGCGCGGATGGTCTCGATTGGCTGCGCGAGGAGATCTTCGCCGAGGAGTTCCGCAACGCCAACATCGACATGAACAGGGCGCGGCGCAACATCCCGCTCGGAGCCAACCCGGTGTCGTTCTTTGAGAACCTGCTCGGCGCCCAGTCGCGTGCACTGCACATGGCGGGTATCGACATCGATCCGCAGACCGGAAAGCCGATGGGGCGCGACCAAATCTTCAAAGAGAACCGTGTGGCGGCCGGCGATCCAGTCGTGATGAAGAATTACGAAGACTACGTTAAGCAGTGGAAGCGATGGATCAATGACCCAACGCATGAGGTCGATCCTGGCGTGCCGCTTTCCAAAACCGGCAATCCGCAGGACACGGCGAACAGTCCCAACGTGACGTGGAAAGACTACGGGCGCGGGCGCATGGAGACAGAGTTTGCGGTCAAGAACCCGGACGGCAGCGTGACGCCGAAGGACTGGAACAAGGAGATTAAGCCGACCGTGAGAGCGCGCCAGCAAGCAGTGCGCGAGATGTCCAACCGATCCAAGGAGGTCGCCGCGGCGGACGATCAGACTTTCGGTATGCGCCGCCGCCGCGATGGACGCCTTGAGACCAGCGGACGCCGGTTGCCTGACTCGTTTTTCTTCATCCCGCAATACAAACCCTTCCACGACATCCTTCGCAAAATCAACGCCGCGGACGATATCGGCGAGACGCTGCAGGTGCGCTTCTTTGCCAAGGGCAAGTCTAAGGACGTGTTCAAGGACGGCATCAAGAACACCAGCGCCGTCAACCGCGAGGCGCTGCACGGCAACTTTGTCGCCAAGAAAGACGGCACACTCATGTGGGGCTGGCTGGACATGACGCAGTTCCGCAACCGCGCCATGAAGGCGATTGCCGACCGCAACCCAGCGCTGTCGGAATATGATTGGAACCTTAAGGCGATCATGGATGACCTGCCAGTCCACCTCACAGATCAGCGGCGCGGCAAGGGTGGCGCTTTCTCGGTGGGGCCGGAGCGCGCCAACATCCTCAACGGACTAATCGGCATCGGCGATGGTCCGCTGGTCGGCGCCTTCGGCAAGGGAACTGCTTACAAGACCATCCACCTTGACAGCATCGACGCCATCGTGCCGACCGGAAAGACCGGCGGCGAGTTTGATGTCTACCGCGCCAACCGCAACGCCATGCCCGACGATCCCAAGCCGCCGGTGGACATGGAGACGGACATAGACAACAACCGCATGCCGCAGCAGATCCCGCGGGAGGCTCAAGGGATGCCGGATGTGGCGGCTTCTGGTAGGGGTAATGGGATGCCAAAGGAACCTCGCCGAGTTGGTCCGCTGTTTCATGGAACACAAAGCGGCTCATTTGAGAGGTTTGATGCCTCAATGGCAGATCCACGGCATGGAGCTTTCTTTTTTGGAGAAAAATCAACCGCAACCCAATACGGCCCAAACGTAAGAAGCTACTACCTTGATTTTGACAACCTTTTTGACCCGACAAAAAACAAGAAACATCTTGAGTTGTATCGCAAATGGTCAAAGCAGCAGGAAAAAACTGAGCCAGTATCAAGAGATGGCTTTGTGTATGGGCCAGACTTTTTCACCAAGGAAGTTGGATCAAAAGACTTTCGCGTAAATTATCAAGATGAATGGTGGATTTCACAAAAGATCAAGGATGCTGGTTTTGATGGGTTTGTCACAATGCAGCCTGACAACTCAACGGCATACGCTGTTTTTGATCCCAATAAAATAGCTCCGGCCCAGCGCGCCCAAGCCATGCCGGACTCCCTCGAGTCCATTCCCACCGACCAGCTCCAACGCCAATACGAGGAGAACCAAGGCTACCTCGGGCTGTCCACCTTGGGCATGCGTGAGGGCCGCCCGGTGCGTGGCGGCGCGGCGCAGACCCGCGAGCTGCTCCGGCGCAACGAGGCGATCAGCGCAGAGCTGGAGCGCCGCGGCGTGCGGGAGGAAGATCCGCAGTTGCAGCGGGCGTTGCAGAGGCGTGGGCAGGCGATGCCGGATGCTGTGCATGGCGACAACACACCGCTACCGCCGCAGGTGCCGGATCGTGGGTTTTACATCATCGGCACCAAACCAACGGCAGATGGGCGCGTGCTTGAGTATCACCTAGATCCGGCGACAACGATCCAGCCTCGTGTGGCAGACATCGAAAGCATCCGCGGTGAACAGGTAGCAATGCTCGAGGCTGACCGACACAACACTCGCGGCGACAATATGGGCGGGCCGTTGCATCCGTTCCTTATCAGCAACCAGACGATAGCAAGGCTGCTGGATGGTCGCGGATTCAAGGCGGTGTGGGCGAACATGAACAGCGCCTTTGTGACTCGGGCGAAGAATATCGTGAAGAACACGACGGCGGGGCACGCGCTAATCCAGATTATGAAGGAGAATGCGCACCGCAGTAATCGCAAGTTCGTGATGGACGTGACGAGCGAGATCGATGCGCGGCGGGCCAACATGACCAGCGAGCAGGCAGACTTCTTGCACGTCCTCCTTGAGCTTGGCGCAATCAATCCGCAGGGTCGCATCAACCAGGCTTATAGCAGGATAAAGCGAGCGTCTGATGCCGCGCTGGAGGGCGAGGCCACGATGGCAGAGGTCGCAGAGGCGCAGCGAGACTACGATCAGACCTTTGACAAATATCAGCCGATGGTTGAGTTCTTGAACCGGCTCAGTCCGCTCAAGTCGCATGCAACTCGGGGAAGGTCTAAGGAGTTTGCCGGGGAGTTTGCCTCAGTGATTTCCAAGCATGGTAGCTCGCCCTGGTACAGCTCGATGGCGTCGAAATATCGCAACACGAAGTTTGTCGATGAGGCGGCGCGGTTTTCATTCAAGCAACGCGGGGCGGCGATGGATCGCATCACCGGAATCCCGTTTGCGCCAGACGTGAAGGCGATGCTGAAAAACTCCATGGACTTTGTGAACGGACAGAACCTCGACGTGGTCGGCGTGGTGCAACTCTCCAAGGACATGGATGCGTTTGCCGTTTACTTCGGCAAGAATCCCAAGGAGGAGGCAAAGATGAGCGCCAACGAGCGGATGCTGCGCGATCAGTTCTTGGCGTCAGGGACGTTCAAGGCGCATCCGTCGTATGATTGGGTCATGCTGGGACCGGAGAATGCGGACAGCTTTATCCTAGATGCGCCGGCGGACCCGCTGAAGCTGTTCCCCGATTACGCGAAAAACCATCCCAACCCGAAGGTCAAAAAAGGCAGCAAAGAAACTGTTGTCGGGACGATGAAAAAGAGTAAGATTCCCTTAGTTCTCAAATGACGAAATTCAACCCCAAAATCGACCATGTTCTGGTGACCGACAGCGATGCTGGCCCCGAGGGCTGGGAGCTGGTGCCGGTGCAGGATCTCAATGTGTTCTACAACCCGGCCAAGATGGACGAGGCGAAGATGGCCAAGATCGTCGAGGACTTCGAGAACGGCGAAGGCGAGATGATGGACAAGGTCGCCTATTTCGACACGGCGCTAGATCGGGAGTTAGAAGCGGAAACAGTTTAGCTCATCTGGCACGTCCAGAAAGAGACTAAGGGTCAGCTGCGGCTGGCCTTTTCTTTTTTGCCCTCTTACTGCCAAACTATCGGCCAAAGTGCCCGAAGACCCGCATATTTACAGGCTTGGGCAGCTCTTTACAAATCAGGTGCACTACCGCTGTGCTATGCCGGCGAGCTATCAAATTCTTCTGACGGACGGTGCTGACAGCGTCCAACAACGTCCAACAAATACCCATCTTTCTGCCAAAGTTTCGGCCAAAGTTTTGCCAAACTATTTGACGCGCTGCCAAACTCATGCGAAAGCACGGCATGCACGCCATCAAAAGCAGCGGCATCTCCGGCCGTCTTTACACCACAACGGCCTCGCCGCGCTGGCAACTCAAGTTCTATCACCCAGGCATCCGCAAGCGGCAGCGCGTCTCGCTCGGCACTGAGAGTCTCGAGCTGGCCAAGGTGAAGGCCAAGGCGATCCTTGATGACATAGCGACCAAGGGCGTGGCTGCCCTCAAGGACCACGCCATGCGCGCCACGGCGCTCCCGGTTGGCAAGGCTATTGATCATTACTTGCAGACCAGCAAAATCGCCAGCCGCCACGCCAATGTCAACTGCCTCCTCATCGTCCTGCGCACCGCGCTCGGCGGCGACAATGACGCCGTGCGAGCCAAGCCGCTTTCGGTGATCTCGCCCTTGCTTGTCGCCAAATACAAGGCCAAGTTCCAAGGCAGCGCCTACAGCGTGCGCACCAACCTCGCCTCGGCCCGCGCCATCTTCGCCCATCCGCTGGACTGGGAGGGCTTTGAGCTGCCGGATTCCATCGCCAAGTTCGCCGCGGCGACCAAGGGCATGAAGGCGCCGGTCTCGACCTTTATCCGCATCGCGCCAGAGACGCTGGAAAAGATGGACGCCAGCAGCAAGGCTATCGGCGGCGCCACCCGGCGCGCGTATTTACTAACTCGCTACCTGGGCATGACGCCCAAAGAGGTTGCCTACTGCCGCCGGGGCTGGATCGAAGACCGCGGCGACCGGCACGTCATGGTGCTCATTGAGCGGCCCAAGGAGGAGCTGACGCTCAAGACTGGCCACAAGCGCGGGCGGGTCATGGCGCTGCCGCAATGGATGGTGCCGGAGTTGCTCGCCGCGGAGGACTTCATGGTTGTCGGCCGCACTGCTGGCACTCGGATGAAATTCATGGAGCGCAACTTCAACCTCTGGGTGCGCGAGTTTCTGCCAGACCGGCGCTCGGCGGCCTACGAGCTGCGCCGACAAGCCGGCTCCGACATGCTCAACGCCACCGGAAAGATCAGCGTAGTGCAGCACATGCTCGGCCACGCAAGCCCGCAGACAACGGCCAGATTTTACGCTGTCTACGACCGCGAGGTGGATGTCGCAGCGGTGTGGGATCAGCAATAAGCCGCTTCCCTGCGGCAAATATGCGCCTCAATCGCCGCAACCTCCTCGGCGAACGGCAGGACATCGAGGTCCGCGCACGCATGCCGCACGCAGCTATCGCTGAGGCACTGCCGGCGCATCATGGCGAAAAGCTCGGGGCTGTCGAAGCGACGGCCGGCGAGGCGCAGGCCGTCCCAAGGGAACGTGCCGGTGAGCAGGTAGTCGTGCTTGGTCATCGCACCCACCTTTGCTGCTGCATGTACGCTCGCTGGGCGTCAGCCAAGATAAACACCACCCGCTCCGGGATCGGCGCGCCGGCGTTGTACTCCTTGTACTCCCAGTCGCTGTAGTCAGCCATCTCGGCGCGCAGGACGTGTGCCTGCTGGAAGTCGCGCCAGTTGCCTTCCGGTGTGGCCGGCAGCTTGATCACGCACGGCGACACGCCGACCACCTCGTTGTTGTACTCGATGATGGCGCCTGGCGGCGACGTGACGACCTGCACCGGCATCATGCGGATGCCCTGGCGGACCAGCGGCTCAGGTGCGGTTTGGCAGCCGGCGAAGACCGCGGCCAAGGCCAGAGGAGCGGCGTGTCTAGCGATGGCGGCGGTCATTCGGCAACCTCCAAGGGCAGCGCAAGCTGCGGGTCGGCGGCTTCTTTGCGGGCCAATTGGACAACATGCGCGTGCCGGATGACAAGCTCGGTCAGCTTGAGCGCGGCGGCCACGTCGTAATCGTGGTCTGCGTTGAATGCGGCAGCGGTCTGGGCGATGGTTGTGATGTTCATGGTTGCGGTGTGTTGGAATCTGTTGGCATTCTTTAGCATCTGTTGGCAATGTCAACGCATTATTTGCAAAATAGCTGTTAGTCGTTCTAGAAGAGCCGCTTACTTGAGCGCTTTTTCCATCTTGTCGGCCATGCCGCCGACATTCCTCAAGATCATCGCCCGGAACTGCTCAGTGAGCGGGCCTCCGAAGGCGTCTTCGAGATCCATGTAAAACTCAAGCGCCACGGCGACATACTTGGCAGCCTTGTGGTCTGCGGCTGCGGCCCGCCGGTGCATGCGGTCATGCAGGTCGGTGCTGAGGTTGGCGAAGACGCCCTTGCGGGTGTCCTCTTTGTATCTGGCTTTCTTGGTGCTCATAGGTGCTGGCGTGTGCCAATAGACTCCAACGGATGCCAAGGGATGTCAAATAGGGTTTTCACCCCATGCCAAGGAATGCCAAAAATAATTCTTGCGCTATTGGCAGTCTTTGGCATTCTTTGGCCCAGTAATGCATGCCCACCTTGCACTGACTGTGAAACAAGTTGCCCGCGGAATGGGCGTTGGCGAACGCGCCGTGCGCGCGTGGATCAAAAGCGGAGAGCTTCCGGCTTTCAACATCGGCCCGCACAAGGGCACGCGCATCTCGCGCCAAGCGGTGGAGAAATTCATGGCGCAGCGAACTTTTAACCACGTTGCCAAGTAATGCCAAGGTTTGCCTTTCTTATGACACCACACCACACACCCACCCTGCTCGAAGTCTTGAGCTATCTCACCGATCCGGTCTTCACGACTGTGATCGTTCTCACCATCGGCACGTTCGCCGCGCTGCAATTCATTAACAAGATCGGAGGCGCACGATGATCGACCTCACAATCGACGCGCCGTATCACCCGGCCGCGCTGTGCGAGTGCGGAGATCCCGAATGCCTCGGACCCGCGGACGCCGTCATTCCGGTGGTTGAAGCGTTGGCTGCCACGCTGCCGCAGTTGCAGTCGCCGATGCTCAAGCTGATCAAGGAACGCAACGAGGCCCGCGAGCTGGTCAAGCGGATGCACGCTGCGGTCAATGTTGATTCGGTCGGCGAGGAGTACTACTCGGCGATGCTGGAAGCACACCGCGCGATCATTGCTTGGAAGGGTGGTGCGAAGTGAGCCAGTCGGTCCGCATCCCCAATCGCTTTGCCATGGAGCAAACCGGCGCCAAGCGCAAGGTCACCAAGAACGCGCTGATGGATCGCCCCGCAACGCGCAAAGACTCCGGCACCAAGGACACCGCCTTCCGCGGGCGCCGCAAGGCCAAGCGGGTGCGTGCGCGCAAGGCGCAGCGTCAAGCGAGGAGGGTGCAACGATGAGCTACGAATTAGGCGACCCAGACGACCGTTGCTGCGATGAGGGCCGCGAGGCTGACATCGAGGCGCGTGACGCGGATGACTGCAGCAAGGCTTACGGCGTGCCGCATGATCCCTACGCGCATCGCACGCCGGAGGAAGACGCCGAGTGGGAAGCGGATAAGCGCTTGGAGTACGAGGCGGATCGCGTCTGCGGGCATCACTGGGGGAATTGTTAGCCATGAGAGTCCTCGTAGCCTGCGAGTTTTCCGGCGTCGTCCGCGAAGCGTTCGCGTCCCGCGGGCATGATGCTTGGAGCTGTGACTTGCTGCCGGCGGCCGACGGCGCCCGGAAACACATTCAGAAGGACATCGAGAGCGTGCTGCGCGCCTCAATCGACTGGGACATTATCATCGCCCATCCTCCCTGCACTTACCTGTGCTCGTCTGGCCTGCACTGGAACAAGCGCGACCCAGGGCGCCAAGAAAAGACCGAGGCAGCGCTGGCGCTGGTTCAGTGGTTCCTCGAGCTGCCCATCGAGCGCATTGCTGTTGAGAACCCGGTTGGCTGCATCTCAACGCGTATACGCAAGCCGGACCAGATCATCCACCCACACCAATTCGGCCACGACGCCAGCAAGGCGACCTGCCTGTGGCTGAAAAGTCTACCGGCGCTAAAGCCAACGCAATCGGTCGAGCCGCGCATCGTCAACGGTCTGCCGCGGTGGAGCAACCAGACCGACAGCGGCCAGAACAAGCTGCCACCCTCGGAGAATCGCTGGGCCGAGCGAAGCAAGACTTACCAAGGCATCGCCGATGCGATGGCCGAGCAATGGGGAGCGCTCAACTAGCCATGACCACCCACGACATCGACATGGTCACCGCATGGCTCGCCGCCCGCGACAACGAGAAGACCAGCGCCAAGGTGTATCACGGCGAGCGGCCGTGTTTGCCGGCGGCTGCCATGTTGGCGGTGGCTGAGCGTATCTGGAGGAAGCGCAAGTGATTAAGCCGCTCGCCCTCGCCACGGCATGCACATTGTTTGCCGGCTGCTCCGCGGCGTCTTGGCGGGCAACGGCGCCGCACAACACGCCGGCGAGCTGGGAGTACAACTACAAGCTCGAGGGCTGGTATGCGCTGCGGGACGGCTGGATGCGGATGACGGCGCCGCGTGGGTTTGAGTGGTGTGACCTTACGCAGTCTTACAGGGAGAGGTTGAGATGAGCGTGAAGATTAGAAACCGAGAGATGCAGACATGGGCCTGCGCTGATTGCGGAACCATGGTGCTGGCCACATTGCAGCGCTGCCACATGTGCGGCTGCGAGGAGGCTGACTTTTCTTACGCATACGATTCCCGCGTCAGCCCGGTAACTGGCATGGCTCGCAATCCATTCCGACATCACACCGATGACGACTAACACCATCAACCCCAAGACCGGCCTCCCGCGCTATCCCGCGGCGCTGTGCTATTGGAACACCGGCGGCAAGCGGTGGTTCTTCCAAAGCCGCGAGCCGAAGCTGACCGCGGTGCTGCGCACAATCAAGGGCGCGCGGCCCTATCTCCGGTCTTGGCAAGGCGGACATTTGACGGCCTGGGCCATGGATTGCACGGCGACCAAGGCCAGAAGCGTAGTGCGGAGTCTGACCCGCGTGCTTAACGAGATCTCAGCCCATAGCAAGGGCGTTAAAATCGCGCAGGAGCCGCTTTGTTTGAGCGGGCGTGAAGGTGGCGAGAATGACCCGAATTGGGTGCGTCCGGCCGTGCTGCGTGGAGATGCGGAGGAATGATTTATGGCGAGACCTAAAACACGATCAAAGCCCAAGGCTGGCGGACACCGAGTCAAGATCATCAAGGATGATGCAGGCAAGGAGCTGGTCAGCGTCCAGGGCCACACCGGCGAAGATGTGCCTCCGGGCAAGGTCGCTGAAATCCTCGCCGCGCACGTCTCAGGGATGCCGGCCACGCGCATCGCTCGAGCCTACAATACGAGTTACCATACGGTCATCGCGCTGATCCGCAATCGCCCCGAGGCGCTTGAGAAGGCCCGCCAGACGGCAGCCAACAATTGGAAGACTCTCGCAGCAGTCGGCACCGCGGAACTGCTTGATCGTGTGCCGGATATGAAGGACCACGGCTTGGTCATCATGTCGGCTGTGGCGTCCGAGAAGGCAGAGTTGTTGAGCGGCGGCGCAACCCAGCGTGTTGAGCACGTCATGGCTCCGGCGGCTGATGCCTGGGCCAGCTTTGTGAGCGGGCTGAAGAGCGACCAGGTCATCGATGTGCCGTTTGAACCGGTCGGCCCTCGGGAACCGGACGCGCAAAAGGCTGCGGAACTGCCAGATCGTGCTGATAATGGCGATATCAGTAATGCGTAAGTGTTTGACCTGCAACAGCAACGAGGCATAACTCAATACAACATAGATCATTTAAAATCCGCAAAGAGATGAACATCACCACGCACATTCCTCTGTCCGACCGGGGAGGGGGCGGTCAGTCGTTCTGACTTTTCGCAACACCCCCGACCGCTTCAGTCTCCCGAAATTTTTCACAAAAACACCTTATGATCAAGCACATCCTGTCCGCCGCAAAGTCAACCATCAGTCAACCCATCAGTCAACCCGAGCCGGTCCCCTCGCCTGCGCCAGAAGCCAAGCCCGAAGCCATCCTCAAAGCCGCCCCACTGTCTGACCAGCAGCTCGCCGAGACTGTCGCCAAGCAGGTCGGCTACCAGCCCGGCGACCAGGTGACCGGCGCAGTTCTCCCCAAGAAGATCCCCAACGGACGCCTGCTCTACGTCTCGGTGCCCGACTGGTCGGAGCCGGTGATCTGCTCAGTGCAGAACGCCGCGGACTGGTCGGCCGGCGAGCGCATCAAGTGCGTGTACGTCAAGGCTGACGCCGAGGGTCGCCTCGTCTTCGAGAACCGCGACGGCATCCGCCGCAACCGGTGGCGCCGATGAGCGTAGCCGCCACCAACTACGTCTGGACCCAGTCGCCCGCGGAAGGCGCCGACCGGCTCGTCCTGCTGGCCTTGGCAGATTTCGCTGACGAGGCGGGCAACTGCTTCGGCTCATGGGGCAAGCTCGAGGAAAAGACCCGCCTCGCCCGCCGGACGGTTGCCGACTGCCTGCGCCGCCTTCAGAGGTCCGGCCAACTGGTTCTGGTGGAGCGCGGCAGCCGGAAGGTCGCCGGCAGTGGCCTGCAGGCCAGCATCTGGACCATCCCCGGTGTGGCCGAGATGGGTGCAGGAAATGCACCTAAGTCCGAGAGATGGGTGCAGGAAATGCACCCAAGTGGTGCAAATGCTGCACCTAAGTGGTGCAATTCCTGCACCCCAACAATAGATAACAATAAGAAACGTAATAAAGGCGCTGACGCGCCAGCTCCGGCGATTTCATCGCCTTCGCATCTTTCTTCCTCGGAAGTAGCGGCACCCAAACCAAAACGCGCCACCGCTCCCAAATTCGACCCAGCATCCCTGCCCCTGCCTCACGGCCCAGGGTTCGCTGCGGTCTGGGTTGATCTGATTGAGCACAAGCGCCAAAAGCGATCGCCCCTCACTGAGATTGGCGCCCGCCGACTCCTTAAACAATTAGCCGAGTTCAACGAGCGCGATGCGGTTGAAAAGATGGAGCGCGCCATCGTCAACAATTACTCCGGCGTCGTCTTCCCCGACGAGCTGCAGAAGCTGCGCCAACAGCGCCAGCCGATCCCCTTACCACCCCAAGGCCAACCCAAACAAACCGCCCTCGAGCGCAGCCTCGCCGAGATGCGCGAACAATTCGAGAAGGAGAACGCAGCGTGACGCAGCCGGTTTTATTTGCGCTAACCGATGGGGAGCACTCTGAGGTTACGGAGGGCGCGGCGCCAACATCTTTCGACATTAGCCGAGTGGTTAGGGGTGCTATTACGGAAAGACTTTTTGAGGCTGCAGCGCTTTCTCGCGGGTGGGAAGTCGCAAGCAATATTGGTGGAGGCAAGGACTTCGATCACATCGTTAGAAAGCCGACACTCCGTCCAATTGTGGTTCAGATAAAACTGGCTAGTTGGGAAGAAAAAAACAACTCGTACAAAATTCACAACGCGACCCCGTCAGGTCTTTACTCAGCTCACGCTTACGACGTTATGGCCGCTTACTTGGAAAACTTGAACAAGTGGGTTTTTTACTCAAGACCTGAACTTGGCAACCGGATAAGCACAACGTACACGCCGCCACAGTCTCGCAAAAACGCTACCAAAAAAAGCGCACCAGACGCCCGCAACCCCGACAACTGGGAACTCCTTGACCAAGTGGCGGCTATGTATTCCCAAGAATCTTTAGGGGTCACCCAACAGATGTCCCACCCCATCCTTAATACTCCTTAAATATTTATGAAACCCGCCAAAAGCACCAAGAAAAAGGCGAGCGCCCGCAAGGCGCCGAAAGCAACCAACCTCCAAGTCAACGTGGAATACCTCGAGCAGATCGCCGACGAGAGCATCGCTACCACCATGGCCATGCGCGGACTTGTCCGCATGCAGAGCATTGAGATCAGGGAGCTGCGCGCACTCGTTGCCGAGCTGCAGGCAAAACTGGAGGCCCGCGATGCACGCTAAGAACGGCCGCCCCATCAAGCTGGAGGAAGGCGTCCCGGGTTACCCGCGGATGCACCACCTCCAAATCCACCGCGCGTGCGACCGCTTCCTTGAGAGCCGCGGGCTGGCCACGGTCAGCGCCTCCCGCCGCAATACCTGGCTCTTCGGCAAGTCGGCAAGGAGGGCCAAATGATGGTGCCCGATTTGGTGGTCGGCGAGATCGGCTTCGGCAACAACTTCGGCGCCTCCGCAGGGCTGGAGTTTATGCGCAACGAAGACCGCCGGCAGACCGCCGAAATCAAAGACCTACAGGCCGAAAACCGTGAGCTGATCCGCAGCAACAATCGCCTCATCCGCGTCTTGAAGCGCTGCGTCAAGCCCAGCAGCGAAGTCGCCAACGAGGCGTCCGACGCCATTGAGGAAGCCGCCGCCATCCGATGAGCCTGCGCTACGAACAATATTGGTCCCTCCGGCGCACCCGCCAGCTCCTTGCCGACCTTCTGCACCCCAGCACTCGGCCGAAGACGGTCAAGGAGCTGCGCGGCCGCGCGTCCGCCTGCCTGCGCCACTTCCCGTTCCTTGAAGAATCTGGCAAGCCGATCTTCTCGCAAGACGAGTTTGCTTCACCAGAGGGCCATGAACTATGAGCGCCGGCAAAGGCGACAGCCCGCGGCCGGTCAACGGCGACCGCTACCGGCGCAACTACGAAACCATCTTTGCGCCGCCCTACCCCGCTTGGATCTGCCGCCCCTGCGGCGAAGCCCACGGCCGCGGCATGCCCGAAGGCCGCGTCTCGACTTGGCACCAAGACACCTGCGGCGTCTGCGGCGAGGTCACCTCGGTCACCGAACCCCGCGATTTTGGCCACCTAAAAAAATGGCCCATTCTCCCAAAAAACCCTTGATTCCCATGCCTACATTTGCCAACATATGCCTACAGAACACGCCACGACAGAAAGTAGTCACCAGTCATGGCTAACCACGAATACCAGCCGCCACCACCGCCCGAACACCACATCACGCCATGGCTCGAAGAATCATTTCGCTTAGTCGATGCCGCCTGCGACCGCTGGGAGCGGCGCCGCGCGCAACTCGCCCGGAGGAAAAAAGAAAATGAGCGTCAGCGAACTCACGCTCTTCAGCCTGCTGATGTGCGCACTGATCTTCATTGTCATAGTGATGAGCGATGACGACGACGAAGGGAGATTTTCGTGAAGCGCACCGTTCCCCAATCGCCTGCCGTCGAGCAAGCCGTCCTCGGCAGTCTGCTCGCCGACCCGCGCCTTGTTGACGAAGTCGCCGGTCTTCACGCCGATCTTTTCTTCACACCCGCGCATCGGCTGGTCTTTGAGACCATCACCGAGATTCGCAGCGAGGGCGGCACGCCGAACCTCATCGCAACCACGCAGCGCATCGACGCAAAGCATAAGCTGAACTTCGTTGGCGGCGCAGGCGCCATCACCGAGTTTCTTTCGCAGTCTGCCGGCGGTCCCGCGGGCGTTGAATATCACGCGCAAACCCTTCGAGATCTCCATGCTCGCCGCCGCATCATTGACTCTGCGGTTGCGATGCAGGCCGCGGCGCAGGACATGGCCACCGATGCCGACAGCGTCCTACAACAATCTGGCGAAGCGGTCCTAAGTCTCAGCCTCACGACCGCCACTGACAGCATGCGCGCACCGAGCGCCATCGTCCCCGGACTCCTCGACGAACTGGAAGCCCTCATGTCTGGCGGCCGGAAGCTCGGACTGCAGACCGGCATCCGCGACTTCGACCAGGTCACCGGAGGTCTCCGCGGAGGACAGCTCACGATTGTCGCCGGCCGTCCCGCCATGGGCAAAAGCGCGTTGATGTTGAATATGGCGGACAACATGGCCCGCCGCGGTGTGCCGGTCGTTTACTTCAGCCTTGAGATGCCCGCCAACGAGTTGGCCGCTCGCGTTGTCTTGAGCCGCGCTGAGACCAACACCGAGATCATCCGCAACGGCTTCCTTACCGCATCCATGAAGCACCGTATCATGGATGCCGCCACGCAGTTTGCCAGCGAACCGCTCTACGTTGATGACCGCGGCGGTCTGACGCTCCTCGACATCCGCGGCCGCGCCCGCCTAGCCGTCCGCCGCTGGGGCGTGAAAGCGATCTTCGTCGATTACCTACAGCTCGTCAGCCACTCCGGTGCGCAGTCGCGCGAAAACGAAGTCGGCTTCGTCTCCCGCGGGCTGAAGGCCATGTCGATGGAACTCGGCATCCCAGTAGTCGCCGCCGCGCAGGTTAACAGGCAGGCCGAAAACCGCAGCGACAACCGCCCGAAGCTCTCCGACCTCCGCGAGTCTGGCAGCATTGAGCAGGACGCCGACATCGTTTGCCTCGTCCATCGTCCCGCCTACTACGCCGTGCAGGATCAAGAACCCGATCCGCAGGACGCCGAGCTGATCGTTGCCAAGCACCGCGCCGGCCGCACCGGCACACTCAACCTCACATGGCGTCCGAGCCTCACGCGCTTTGAAGGCACTGCCCCGGTCGGCCGCACCAGCGACAGCGATGGCTCGGTCTACGCGCCGGCGAAACAACTTTGGGAGGCCATCAATGAATAGCGAAACGCTTCGTCGCCGCAGCATGTCGCGCCGCTGTGGCAGGGCGTGGAAGTATTCGCGTCCAAGCTGGCCGGTCATTGTGCAGCTTAAAGATGAGCGCGCTTATGCCTGGGGTGGAATGTGGATTCACCCGTGCGGCATTAGCTACCAAGAGCCGCTTAAAGACGGATTTGAAGAGGGTTGGGGCGAAGAGCGCTGCAGCTGCGCACTATGCTCAGAATTTCGACAGGAGTTTTGCTCATGATCAACTCCCGTCAGAAAGGCGCCAGCTTTGAGCGCGAAGTCGCCAAGGCATTGACCGCCGAAGGCTTTCCCGCCAAGCGCGGAGCGCAAGTCTCGCAAGGCGCTTGGGGCGTCAGTGCGCCCGACGTCATCGTGCCCTGCTTGCCGGATTTCCACTTCGAGTGCAAGCGGCATGGGCGCGCTCGCTTTGATCTTGATGCGGCCGTCGATCAGGCGCGCCACGACGCGGGTTATTTTTACGGCGGCAGCCGAAAGATTGCCGTCATCCACCGCAAAGACCATTGCGACATGCTTGTCACCATGCCGTTTGAGGACTTTGCCGCTCTCGTGCGTCATTCCGACTTTCCCGTCCAACCAAAAACACAAACACCAACCACATGAAAACCAAAAGAGACATCATCGAACTAGGAACAACGCCGGTCGGCACCGCCGTCTATGCGTGGCTTGACAAGCCCGACCCCATGGGCAGCGATAGCCAAAACTACACCCCGAAATTCAAGGTCACAATCGACTTTGAGCCGGAGGACATTGAGGAATGGCTCAACAACTTCAAGGCAAAGACCAAGGAGTTCGTCACAGAGGAGTCCAAGAAAAACGGCAAACAATACACGCCCAAGCAACTCTGGTCCGAAGTTGACGGCAAGATCCGCGTCGTCTTCAAGTCCAACGTCAAGCCGGACGGCGGCCGCTACTTCAAGGTCTACGACGAAGAGGTCAAAGAGACCGACCGCGCCGTCTGGAGCAACAGCAAGCTGCGTGTCAAAGCCCTCGGCATGCCTTACGCCATGGCCAAGGACAATGCCGGTATCAGCCCGATCATCGGCGCCATCCAGGTCGCCGAGTTCTCCACGGGATCTGGCGGCGGCAAGGCCGACTTCGATCCGATTAAGCCCGACTTCAACACCGAAGAATCTTGGTAGCCATGCCTGCCAAAACAACGGCCAAAAGGGGGGCGGCAAAACGCCGCCCCCCAAAGAAAGCGCCCGAGCCGGCGCCAGATCGCTTCACCGAAGATGGCAAGCGCATCGTTAAGCTCGAGAAAACCCGCGCGCACCAGCGCTACATTCTCAAAAACGGCACGCAAGTTCCCGGAGCTTCAACGATCTGCAAAATCGGCGACGACAACTCCTCGTTGATTCACTGGGCCTGGCAATTGGGCATCGACGGCATTGACTACAGAAAAGCAAGAGACCAAGCAGCGGACATTGGGACGATCTGCCATTTTATGATTGAATGTTTTTTGCACGGTCATGTGGCGGACCTTACTGAGTTTTCGCCCGCGGACATTGAACGCGCCACCGTGGCGTATGGCAATTTCCGCAAATGGTGGGACGAGGAAGGCTTGGTCGTTCTTGAGCCAGAGGTCCAGCTTGTCAGCGAACAGCACGGCTTTGGCGGCACCATCGACGCCCCAAGCAAAGACCGCCACGGCAACATCGTGTTGCTCGACTGGAAGACATCTAAAGGCATCTGGCCTTCGCATCGTTTCCAGTTGGCAGCTTATGAACGCCTCTGGAATGAAAACCGTCCAGACCAGCAAGTAAGCCGGCGCGCCGTTGTCCGAATTGGCAAGAATGCCGAAGGCGACTTTGAGGTCGGCTGGATGGCCAGCAGCGAAGCCGAGTGGCGCGTATTCCAAAAGCGCCTCGAGCTTTACTACGCCCAAAACGACTACAAGAAAGCCGCCTAAATGAAACGCACCCGCCGGTTCGTCGTCCGAGAACAGACATTTGGTCTGGTCGTGGAGTTCTATTGCGGAACTCCCCAAGCGTCGGCGATCCGGCGGTGTGCGAACATTCTCCAGCTTGACCCCAAAGACCCCGACAACCAGCCCGACGACAGCGACGCCGCCTGGGCGATGTGTTGCGGAGGCCAAGCGGTCGTTTGGATTGAAGACGCCTCAGACACCGGATCGCTCGTCCATGAGCTGTATCACGTTGTGCAGGATTTCCTAAAGCACATCACCAGCAGCGACGAGGAAACCGGCGCTTACTTGATCCAATACCTTTTCCGAGAAGCCATCAGAAAAAACAAACCATGAAAAAACCCGCAGGACTATACGCCAACATACACGCCAAAAAAGCCCGCATCGCCGCCGGAAGCGGTGAACGCATGCGCAAACCCGGTTCTGCCGGCGCGCCCACCGCCAAAGCCTTCCGCGCATCCGCCAAGACCGCCAAAGCGCGCCGATGACCTCCGGCGCCCTCATCGCCTTGGTCGGCTTCATCTACTTCGCCGTCGCCATCGACCTCGGCCTCATCCAACACCGCTACTGGCACGGTCTCATATGGCTCGGCTATGCGGTGGCGCAAATTGGGCTATGGAGGGTAACCATTTATGACTAAGCCCCGAGATATGTACGACCTGACGAGTCATCCGACCGACACGCCAGAGATCAAGGCCAAGCTCAAGCAGGCTATCAAACTTTACAACGAAGTCGGCCGCGACCGCGCCAGCAACAATTTGCCCGCCCTCGTCGCCGCCTTCGCCGCGCGCAAGCGCAAACAATCAAAATGACTTTCAAGTTGCAGGCTCAAGCGGGTTCTCGCCGGCGTTCATGTGGTGTGACGCCGCGGACCATCTCCGGGATGCCCAGCTCCACCGAGCGAGACGAGTGGGGCGCCTGCACATCTTTTCCATGATCTCTTGGCCACCCCAAAACTTCCGCGTTGAGGTAGACGGCATCGGCACCTGCCGCGTGCTCTACGTTGTCGCGCAGGGTGGCATGGAGAACGACTACGTCACCGTCTGCCGCGAAGACAACGGCCGGTGGCTGACTGCGCGCATCGACCAGCTCGCTGCTGCGGAGAATCCGACTTTGGACATTTTGGGCGCTGGCACGGCTTAACAAAATCGGCCCTGGGGAGGGTCCGAGCGTCAACCAGCCAGCGCCCGATCTATTTAATGAAATACGAAATTACTAAAACCTACCGCTTTGAGGCCGCGCACTCGCTGCCACATCTCCCGGCAGGCCATCAATGCCACCGGCTGCACGGCCACAGCTACGAAGTGCTGGTTGGCGTGTGCGGCCCGATCGCTAACGAATGGGTGCAGGATTACGCGGACATCAGCGCCGTGGTGAAGCCGATCGTGGCGTCCCTCGATCACCGAAACCTCAACGACATCCTGCCATGCGCAACCACTGCCGAAAACCTTGCCGCGTGGCTTTGGCGCGAATTGCAGCCGCGATTGCCGCTGCTTTCCCGCGTCGAAGTCCGCGAAACCCCAACCTCAAACGTGATTCTAACCAATGGCTAAGTTCGTTCATCTCATGTCGGGCGGGCTGGATAGTACCACCCTACTTTACGACCTTCTGCATCAAGGCCACAAAGCCCATTGCCTGCTCTACGACTACGGACAAAGGCACATCAAAGAACTGACCTTTGCCGAGGCGACTTGCGCCAAGCTGGGCGTCAAATACGACAAGATCACATTGCCGCATCAGTTGTTTGATCGGTGCGCGATGACCAACCCAGACGGCCAGCCGCTTGTGGGCCATCCGACCATCGTGCCAAACCGCAACATGGTCTTGATCGCTATGGCAGCAAGCTATGCGCTCTCGCACGGCTGCACGGCGGTATCCTGCGCGGTCAACGGCGACGATGCCGAGGTTTATCCCGATTGCCGCGCCGACTTTATGAAGCACCTCAATTTTGCCCTGCGGTGCTGCCACACGCGGCGAATGGAAGTGCATCTGCCCTACATCGTCCGAACCAAGGCCAAGGTGGTCGATATTGCATGGCGGCTAAACGTGCCGCTGGAAGAAACGTGGTCATGCTACGCGGGCGGCAACGAGCCGTGCGGCCAATGTGGTGCGTGCCAAGTCAGACTGAAAGCCATTGCAGATGCTGGTAATGCCCTCAAATAATTCTGGCATAGAAATAGGCTATCTCGCAGGCAAGCACGAGGGCCGGATCGGCTGGCTTATTAGCCCAGGAGGTTGGCGACGCCCTCCGAGCTGGCTTTCCTACGCGATTGACAACGGAGCGTTCACGGCGTGGAAAAACAACGAGCGATGGGACGAGGGCGCCTTTCTTGACTTGATTGATCGCACCAAGGGCCACCAGCGGCCAAGGTGGATTGCGGTGCCAGACGTTGTGGCAGACAAGGATGCCACAAAAGCCCTGTGGCCAGAGTGGTCAAGTCGCATTCGCCTCGCGGCCCCGCACGTTCCGCTCGCATTTGTCGTCCAAGATGGCATGGAGCCGCATGACGTGCCGCAAGACGCAGAAATAATTTTTGTCGGAGGATCGACCGACTGGAAATGGGCCACGCTTGGAGTCTGGTCAAAGCATTGGAAGCGCGTTCACGTTGGCCGCGTCAATACCGAGCGCCGACTTTGGCAGTGCCATGAGCACGGCGTAGAATCCTGCGACGGCACAGGATGGATGCGCGGAGACCAAGAGCAAATTGAAGGACTGCGCCGGTATTTGAGGCTGTCTACGCGAAACGACAAGCCCATGCAAATGGTCATGGAGGCTATTGCGGCTTAGTGAACGAACATCAGACACGCTTCAAGCCTACGCCGCACCCTGTCATGCAGGTCGATCTCGACTTGCTCGAGAAACTAGGGCCAGACGAAGGCTGGAAATACTTAAAAACACGCGAAGAACTGATCGCCCGCGAGGCATCAGACCCGTTCCGCTATGGCTACATCCCGCCGGTGTGGAAGCGCGCGTCCGAATTGCTGGAAAAGCACCGCGAAATCCTTGTCATGGGCGGAAACCGCAGCGGAAAAACCGAATGGGCGGCCAAGGAGGTCATCAAGACGCTCTACAGCAAGCCCGGAGCAGTCGTCTGGTGCTTCCAAACCACGGCGCCCAACTCCATTGAGTTGCAGCAACCCAGAATTTGGAAATACATGCCGCCGGAATGGCGCAATGCCCGCAAATCGCAGGTCGTTAATATAACGTACAGCGTTAAGGGCGGTTTTACAGAATCCAAGTTCGTGACGCCGTCAGGAGGCAGCATTTGCATCTTCCGCAACTACGCGCAAGACCCAAGCACGATTGAGGGCGGCGAGATCGACTTTGCATGGTGCGACGAGCTGGTCCCGCTCGATGTGCTGGAAACCCTCCGCTTCCGCCTCATAGACCGCAATGGCAAGTTGGCCGTCACCTTTACCCCAGTGCAAGGCTGGTCGCCGACCGTGGCCGACTATTTGTCCGGCGCCAAGACCATCACCGATACGGACGCCGAGCTGCTCCCCCTCAAAAACGACAAAGGCGAGATCTCCGGCTACGACAAAGTGCCCATCGAGCAGATCAATCCCAAGGGCCGCCCGATTCTTTACTTCCACACGCAGTCAAATCCCTGGGCCGGCTGGTCGCGGATGAAAAAAGAGCTGCAGAGCGAGACCAAAGAAAAAATCCTCTGCCGAGCCTACGGCGTCCCGACCAAAGCCATTAGCGGCCGCTTCCCCCTGTTCAATCCCAAGGTCCACGTCATCCGCGCATCGGATGTCCCGAACGGCACCCGCTACCATTGGGTCGATCCGGCGAGCGGCAAAAACTGGGCGATGATTTGGACGGTTCACGATACGTCCGGCCGCATTGTGGTCTACCGCGAGTGGCCAGACCAAACTTCCTACATCGAAGGCATTGGTTATGCCGGCGAGTGGGCGCTGCCCGATGGCAAGAAGCTCGACGGCAAGCCCGGACCCGCGCAGCAAGACTTCGGCTTCGGCTTGGAACGCTACAAAGACGAAATCCTCCGCGTCGAAGGCGGCGAGGAAGTCTTTGAGAGATGGATGGATTCGCGCTACGGCAACGCTCGCACGCTCGGCAAGGAATCCCCAACGACCCTCATCGACGAGATGGCCGACCTCGGCATGCTCTTCACGGCAACTCCGGGCGATTCCATTGATGAAGGCGTGAGCATGATCAATGATGCCCTTAGCTACAACCCGGAAAAACCGGTGGACTCCCGCAATCAGCCGAAGCTCTACATCAGCGAGAACTGCAAGAACCTCATTTACTGCCTGCAGACCTACACCGCGGCAGACGGAAAAAAAGGGGCGACAAAGGATTTTGTAGATTTGCTTCGTTACGTTTGCCTCTCCGACGCCATCAACGTCGAGGGCGACATCCTGCGCAGCCGCGGAGGAGGCAGCTACTGATGCGCTTTGCGTGGCGTTTTACCCGACCTTCAAAGAAGACGAGGTGCAGGCCCGCCGTGAGGCCGGCAAAAGAGGCGGAAGCGCCCGAACCAAAGCCAAAACCGAAGCAGCCCGAAACAACGGAGCGAAGCACAACCCAAGCAAACAACCAAGACCCTGCAAAGGAGATACTGATGAACACCTGCCCGAAATGCGGTTCGCCGCAAGAATCACCAGAACTGGACGGAACCACAGCGCGTATTTGGTTTACCTGCGGGAGCTACGGCTACGCAGACAAACCAGACCAAGTATTTCGCAGTTCGGACAAATGCCTCGACAGAGAAGAGATCAACACCCTGCAGCGCAAGGTAGAGGAACTGCAGGTCGCTTTAGACTTCGCCAACGAAGCCGTCGATCAGCGGGAGCGTTCTTGCAAAGAGAAAGAAGCCAAGCTCGACAACTTCCAAGCCTTCACGATCCACAGTTGCGGGGACTCCTGCAGTCGCCCCATGTGCGTTTTGCGGAGGGAGAGGGATGCGTACAAGGAGGCGTTGCAGATGTGTGTTTTTTGGGCTGAATCCATCAGCCGTAGAGTCACCGAGGACAGAGACAGCATAAATTGGACGGGACTGCAGATAGCTCGCAAAGCTCTGGCAGACATCCAAAAGGAAGCGAAATGAGCAACGAAGAAATCAACATCGCCATCGCGCATACATCGCCGAAGACCCTCATTTTACCGGCGCGGGACTGCGCAGATTCTTTGAGCGCGTCTACGATGCAGGATTCAACGACGGCTACAGCGCCGCAAAAGAGCACAGCGGTCTCAACACCGGAGCCGATATGTTTTCTCAGATATTTGGAGGCTTCCGCAAATGACTCAGGCACCGCCAGCCCCGCCCAGCCGCCTACGCCCCGGACGCCGCGGCAATGACATCCCGCGCTGCGGCATCTGTGCGAAGCCGCTTCGTATGGGCGATGTTCACGGCCGCGACTATCACCTCGGTGTCATCTGCTGGGACTGCGGCCCGCACCTGCAGAACGCCATTCATGCGCTGGAAATCATCATAATGCGCCGCGGATGACGAATTAGGGCACCTACACCTTATGTTCACAAAAACCAAAACCATCCCCGCTGACCTCTACACCGTCAACGAAGACTTCGACCGCGAGGGCGCCCTCGCCTTCTCCCGCGACCAAGCCCCCGGCGCCTACTTGGCCGTGATGCTTGAGCTGCAGGACCGCCTGGCCGACGCCAGCACCTTGGTTGCCACCATGGCCACCGCCAAGGAACCCGGCTACCTCGCCCACGCCGCCGGCCAGCTCAACGCGCTGCAGGAACTCTGGGACACCCTCGAGCAACGCCGCACCGAAGCCTCGCGCTTGGAGTAGTTTTTGCGCCGTAGTTCAAGCCACGTTTGAACTATCGGCCATAAATGAAGCAAGGGTTCACCTGCCGCCGCCAAAGCAAACATCCCGCAACACTAACCGGCTTAGTGTAAGGCCATGTTCCCGATCTATACCCTTGCGGGACGACAAATGGGCGGCGCCTCTGTAGCCGCTTTTGGCGTATACCCGCTCGGGAACGCCGTTATAGAAACAACCCCTTCTTTGTAACGCGCCGTGACACAAATTGCAGGTTGTTTTTGTGTCACAAAAACACCGAACAGAAGGTGACGCAAAGTGTCATCACTTGTGCAGAACTATAGCCGATCCTATCCACGCCACACCTGCCAAATGTCTCCCGGCGACACAATCGAAGTATCGCACAACGATATCGTCCTGCAAAAAGAATGCTGGACATTTGTCCAGTAGTCGTTATACTAGTAGTATCAAAGTGGAGTAGTGCCCTCATGGCACGCGAGGTTTGATCGGTCTGGATGACGTACATCCTGGTTCCTACTTGAGAGGTTTAAGCTCATGGCGACAGATGACGCGGCTCCGGCCGCAGAGGTGGAAGATTTCGACGTTATGTCGATCAGCGAAGCGCTAGTCGGACTGGATCAACCAGCACCGGAAGCGGCTGATCAAAAGACCGACGCCGAAGAAGAAAAGCTCTCTGACAATGACGAGTCGGATGAATCCGAGGCCGAAAAGCCCGCGGAGGAATCCGAAGATGAAGATGCCAAGGAGTCCGAGGACGAAGAGTCCGAAGACGACGACGCCCCGGTTCCGCAGGAGAAAGTCCAAAAGCGGATCGACAAGCTGACGGCCCAGAAAAAAGAAGCCCTCGAAAAGGCTCAGACGCTGGAGACCGAATAC